AGTTGGAGTTTGAAAAGGCGTATAGTAAAGTTTTTTCATACCAACCAAACTCTCTCGTTACCCCGTTTTACGGATCCAAGGAACGAGCTAACTCCAACTCTCAGCGCGCAACTCAAACTCAACTCAAACTCAACTCAAACTCAACTCCAACTCCAACTCTAACTCCAACTCCTCGATTGAGCTTTGCTCTCGAATTCCAACTCTAACTCCAACCAAACCCACCGACTTACCATGTCAAACTCCAACTCCAACTCCAACTCCATTTCGGTTGAGCTAGACTCCCGAATTCCAAACTCTAACTCCAACTCCAACTCCATTTCGGTTGAGCTAGACTCCCGAATTCCAAACTCTAACTCCAACTCCAACTCCATTTCGGTTGAGCTAGACTCCCGAACTTCTCCAACTCAAACTCAGAATCCCTCCATGTGCCAAAAGGCATACCACGACCATGTGAGACATCAGACACTCGACTCTCTTGTTAACCTTTTGACCTGGAATTCTAAATTGTCCCCAAACAAACTATTCAACTCCTCCCCAATCTCTTCCCTTTCACAAGCCAAACGGCAGATGAGGGCCCTCAGAAAACAGGCCCTCAAATTTTCCCCAAGCCTAGGAGGCAAAAAGATGCGCTTCGCTACTTCCCAAATGAAGCTGTACGCTATTCGTAAAAATATTGATGTCATTTTCTCCCAGCTCAAATTACGTACAGCTTTGCGCATCAGGAACGACCGACTAGAGGAACTTGTTCAGTACATCAGGGACAAGTCAGATTACGAAATTGATTACACCCATTCCACCCTTATCAATTTTGGATCTTATTCATATATTGAGCCTGTCCTTATGACAGACGAGGAGAAAAACCTTTTCCCCGACTTTGACATCGCCACCTTCGACTCTCTCACTACCTTTACCTATAGTGTTCGCAATTTCGTTTCAATGCTTAGGAATTGCGAACGACTAAATAGATTAGATTTCTTCGTGGACAAAGACGGGCACACTCTTTCCCAAATTCCTTCTTCATCTCCTGCACAGGCCCGCAGCGAATTGGACGAATTAAATGACTTTTTCACTGATAAAGACTCTGATTTTCGACCTTACACAGACGACGACCGTGATTACTTTACAGAGGGCTTTGAAGATTTTTGCGCAAGCGGAATCAAGAAAGCCCTCCCTAACCTTGCTTCTAAATTTGACGACATTACGACCTCCCTCCAAGATGCTTCAGATGAACATAAGACTTTCTTCCAACGACTCAACAACCTTTTTACATCCTTGACTCAGACACTTCCATACACACCATCAGTTAGTAAAATTGTTAAGAAATTGGCCATTTCGGCCGGCTTGTGTGCAGCCCAAAGATCTTTCATTCCACTCGTCACCACCATTCTTTTAGAATTTGTTGAAATGGGCCTTGATGATATGCTCTTCAAGTACATCATCACTAGCACTCGCCAGATTTGGGACAATTGCGAAGAAGTGTATTTCACTGAAGCGGACGAAGAAACCTTCTCAGCTCTTTCTTTCCTTCCATCTTGGATTTCCGATATCTCTTCTAAGGAAATGCTCTCTCGTCTTATCTCCTTCATTCCTACTCTCATCATTGGCCTTATCGCTGCCTCTATCACTTCGCTTTACAGCAAGGCACCCGATTTTCACAGGTTAATGGACTCCATCAGAAATTCAGGCATGACACTCAAAGCAATGTACGAAGGCAAAAAGGGTTTAACTTCAATTTGTTCAGATGTAGAAAATTCACTGTGCATTGCATTAACAGGAAAATCAGTAAAAGAAGCTAAAGAAATGCGCGACATGCCTGCTTTGCCAGCTATTCAGGATATTTTACTCCAGCTTACAGATCCTGCAAAACAAAATTCACTTTCTCAAGATGTAAATTCATGTAAACACATTCTATCCATTGACATTCTTTTACAAAAATATTTATTAATTGCACAGAACCAAAACGATAGACCACTCATTGCCACCATCCAGTCACTTATAGAAAATAATAAGAAATTCATGAGAATCGCGCATGGAACACTTGCACAGAACAAATCAGCCCGAGCCCGGCCTGCCACCCTCTACCTTTATGGCACGCCAGGCACAGGAAAATCCACAATGTGTCAGTTGTTCATGGAAAGATTGATTAAGGAACAGTACCCAGGGAAAACAGAATTGGAAATTGTTTTTAATAGGACAGAAGGTACTGAATTTTGGGATGGGTATCATACAGATAATAAAATTATTTTTTATGATGATTTAGGCCAGATGAAAGAGATGGCCGCAGCGGGTAATATGGGACAGACTGCGTCCGAATTCATTAAATTAGTCAACACAGCTCCGTACCTTCTAGATATGTCAGGGACCACCTCTTCAGCAGTCAAAGGTGGAACGTATTGTACTCCAGATTATGTTTTATGTACCTCTAACATTAACATGCCCTCCTCTCAAGGTATAGCAAGTAATGATGCCTATCAAAGACGCTTCGACTTCCTAGTTAAAGTAGATATTAAGAAAGAGTTTAAATTGAAAAATTCCCAGCGTGAAAGCATCAATATTCCCTATTTGGCTTATACTCAGAATAAAGATAAATTCACTCATTTCAATAATGCTACAGCCCTCACTGCCACTCAGGCATCCGAAGTCGAAGTTGCCATTGAGCGTGGCGACATTACTGTTAAATTTGACCCCTCCATTTATTCATTTAAAGTTGATGCCATAAATTCTACCCTCAAGCGAACAACTCACATTATGACCTTTGACGAACTCTTCAAAGCACTGCGGCAGAGACAACAGCGTTACGCAAATGACCATCAGGTTGTTATGGAGCGCCGTGGACAGGAAGTTCCTGCCCCGCCCGAACTCACCAAAGTGTTTAGTAAATGGGCTAAACTTTTAAACATTCCCACTGCACAAGCTAGTCTTAAATTTGCTAAACCTTGTTTTTGTCCATTTAATGTTAGAGGTGACGATTTTGCCACCACATCTAAGTACAAATCTGTGTATCCGTCTATGACCTCCGTCCTTGATAATCCAAAATCTTATATTAAGATTTCGTGTGTTGGTCAAGAAGATCCTCTTGTTGTTTCTCTTCCTAAACCTTTTCCTTTTGACAAATCGCAGGCCACTTTGGACAACCTCAAAATTAATTTCCCTTCACAAGATAAACGATCAATGGTTAACAAAATTGGTACAGCAAAATTCACAGAGATACAGGGCATAGAAGCGCTGCATATTCATGTAGAAGGTGGTTGGCTTTTCAACCAGTTTGTACATAAGTGTGCGGCTATTTCTATGGACCAGGAAGTTGGTTTTACCGTTCAACAACCTCAGGGTGAAACCATCTTTGCTGCGTTTACAGTTACCGAAGACCCAATGTTGTCACAAGATTCCCTCCACCAAGCAATGATTCCTCTCCTTAATAAAAGTAATGAAGTGCCTGAAGAATTGTACAAACCCGTCTCCGAAAGTTTAGATAGATACTTGTCCTTGTTAGAGCGTCAGACTCCCTCTCCCGAACCTACTGTTGAAGATCTATGTGATGATGATTGTTCTTTTCATAGTTGTAAGTCTGGTTATAGTACAATTTCCTCCCTAGATGATTATGATGATTTTGAAGAACACGAAATGTATGACATTCATTCCGTTAGAACCATCTCTAGCAAAGAATTACCTTACATAGATCCCTCCACTTGTACACAATCCACTGTTGCCAACCTTGCTAGAGCTCTTTTGTGTGAAGAAGAAAAAGATTATTTAGTAGTAGAAACAGATGACGGACACGATTTCATCGCTGAAGCCGATTTTGGCAACAGCGCATACACCACATTGGACTTAATTAAAGATAAATTTTCAACTGCGTGGAGACAACTTGTTGCTGTACCCTCTTGGGTATGGGGAACTGGAGCAGCAGTGTTAGCAGCACTTTTTGTGGGTGGTTTAGCCATCTACAAAATGTACTACACTGAGTGCAAGGTTCTTTCATACCTAAAGGAAGGTGACAATTTCCTCACCCTTTTCTCCACTCGTACCTGTTTTTCAAATTGTCAGTTTTGTAAGAAAATGAAGAAAGCATCGTGGTCCAAAATTATGCTCACACTTGATTCTAAGGGTATGTATAGTTTTACGTCGTATGATAAAACCAATTTTTGTACAAATATTGTCCAACTTGCTAAAGAATTCAATGTAACTGTGAATCCGTCCATTTTGTGTGATGCTCTTGGAATAGCCAGAGCATGTGTGCCTGATGTTGTCATGGGTGAAATGGAAATCACTACAGAAGGAAGGACTAGGGTTCTAACAACAGAAGAACAATTGAAAAAGCGATCAGAAGAAATAGAATCTCACCAAAACAGAAAACTGAATAGAAGATTTGCACGTACGGAAGACGACTGGCGTCAGGAAAGCGAAGATGAAATTGAATCTCATCAGAACAGAAAACTTCGCAAGCGAATGCCTAGGACTGAAAACGACGACAAGTATGTTCCACCACACAAGCGTGATGCCACTGAATCATACCAGAAAAGAAAGCTCAAGCGCCGTACTGTTAGAACAGAAGCAGTAATTCAGGGTGCTTCTTCCTCCAAGAAATTGCAGCTCGGAACCATTCATTACGATGTGGTTGAAGAACATTCCTCTGGATGGAAGAAGATTAAGCGCCAAAACTTTAAGACTAATACCACCTCGGAAATTGTGGGCGAAAGAAGTGGCAAATTGACAGCGAAAGTAGAGAGTGCAGGAGCCCTTGACTTTTTTGTTGAGGCTTCCTATGATACGAATGCGACAGAATTAGTGGACCGTGCCGTGACTAAATTGAACCTAGTCAAGTTGATTGTCGATCATACAGGTCAGCAAACCAGTACATGTGGGCTTTTTGTTTCGGGACGTATTATGTTAGTGCCACGCCATTTGTTTGATCCCCAGCCAGAATTTGTAACAATTGTGACGTATGATGGACAGTGTCAGAAAACTAGAATTGTGAATCAGATACCTGTGACTACTGCCGAAGGCGAATCCGTAGACCTTGTGCTTGCCGAATGTGAACGTAATATTTCTGCTCGTCCTAATATCACCAAACACTTCATTTCATCTAAACAACTTTCTTTCTTACCATCTCACCTCTCACCTTATTGTAAGATTATAACCCTAAGGCCCTACAAACGCACCGCGAACCTCGCTTTGTGCTTAGAAGGAGTCCATGACTCTCACGTTGAGTATACAAAGCGGCGTGCGCGGGGCAATGGTAACATCTACACCACCATTGATTCCATTACATACAACGCCAACACTCAGTATGGTGATTGTGGTGGGCCTTTTGTCATCTATGATCCCTCAATTGACAGGAAAATTGCAGGCTTGCACGTTGCTGGAAGTACCGGCTTCGGATATTCTCAATTGGTTACCATTGAGATGTTAGAGCGAAACCTTCGTGATTTTGGATTCCAAGTCCAAATGGAGGCTCCTATGCTTGATCAAGTAGAGGACAATCCGCTCGACAATAGTCTGTATTTAGGAGAAATTAAAGACCCTATTCATATGCCAAAGGACTCCAAAATTGACACCACCTCCCTTCACGGCATCTTTGAAGTCAAGACAGCTCCGGCAGTTTTGTATGACAAAGAAGTTGACATTCTCATGAAAAATGCAGCCAAGATGACAAAAGACACACCACTCCTAGACAATGACATATTAGATAAATGTGAAAATGATGTGCTTTCCACCCTCAATGCAAACAAACGTACACCCAAAATTTACACACTAGCAGAGGCCATTCAGGGAACAGATGAAGACTACGTTGAACCACTTAACCGTAGCACCAGTCCAGGGTACCCATACGTCCATGAACGACAGGGAAACCCAGGGAAAACCAAGTGGTTAGGTTCAGCGGAAGACTACATCATAGATCATCCAGATGTTGTAGACCGTGTTAATAGGATGATAGACAATGCAAGAGCAGGGATTTATACTCCACTTGAGGGAGCATTTATTGCTAGTTTGAAAGATGAACGAAGAACATTGAGTAAGGTGCAGGCAATGAAGACACGTGTCTTCACTGCTTGCAACATTACTCTTGCATTGGCTATCAGAATGTATTTCCTTGATTTTTTGCGACATTGTATGGAAAACAAAATTGACAACGAAATTGCACTCGGAACCAACGTGTACTCACTTGATTGGACTCGCATAGCGCGACATGTGAAGAGAGCTGGTGGTCCCATCATAGCTGGAGACTTTTCCAACTTTGATGGGAGCCTCAATTCTCAGATCTTGTTCCGCATTTGTGATGTTATCAATCGGTGGTATAACGATGGTGAAGAGAATGCACATATCAGGACCACACTTTTCCATTATCTTGTAAATGCTTGTATAATCTTTAGACATCAAACACTTGTGCTTAATCATTCTCAACCGTCAGGAAACCCACTCACAACTCTCATTAATTGTATGTATAATATGTTTATATTTAGGTACGTGTACTCCGTGTTAAAGAAAGAGGCATTAGGCAATGGTACTTTGTTTGACTATGCCAAGAATGTGTCTGGTGAATATTATGGTGATGACTCACTCATTGGCATAAACCCAGACATCTTGGAATGGTTTAACCAGATTACCATTACTGACGCCATGAAAAGGACAGGCCATGAATACACAGATGAGACCAAGACCACCAGTCAGGTTACTCACAAAAGCCTGGAGGATGTCACCTTCCTCAAGCGCACTTTTGTACCAGTGCCAGGCTTCCCGACACAATCAATGGCTCCCCTCGCACGAGATACCATTGAAGACATGGTCATGTGGAAGAACACTAAGATTACTGATGACGACGCACTTGCTCAGGTGGTTCCTATGGCCACCGTGGAAGCTTCTTTACACGGACGTGATTACTATGACTATTTTACTTCTACTATCCTTTCTAGTTTGCGCACTCGTTTCAAGATCGATGTACCTAGTTACAGCGATTGCACCGAACTCCTAGAGTGCCAACGCCTTGGACAGAAAACCGATAACGACCTTCTCCGCATGTTTTTTGACCGTAGCTGACTTCTTTTAGGAGCAGCGCTGGCCTCCATGCCATTAAACTGGAAACCATCCTCACAGTGTGATCTTCTTGACTTAAAACATAGTTGGGCTTGGCAAGTTCGTCAAGACTGCTACTGTGAGAAAAGCCTGATCTATTTAGATCTTGGACAGGCGAGTGCAGCCCACTCAGTCCAACTAAGCCCTAGCGCCGACTGCCCTGAGCTATGCAGTGAATGCCTCCTACGTGGGGCATGGTGCGAAATCACCCAGCTTAACAACACAACATCATCTCAGAACACCCAACAGCTACTTAACACCGACACACCCGTAGCTTCCAAACCGACCCAGATGTCCACTGTCTTAGCCGAGAACTCAGCTCCCATCATTGAGCAGACTAAGATTGAGCGAAGAGCTTATACCAGTGCTAACACCTACCTAGTTGACGACCCCAACCTCTATGAGACCTTAGAGAGAGAAGTCACACTAGTCACTGGCATGTGGACAAAGACGACCCCCCAGATCACCGACATGACCGCCGATGAAGTGGTAGATCCTTCCTTCAAACAACCTCGCCTAGCTTCCCTTAATCTGATGCCAGATATCTTAGCCGCATCGAAGCTTATCAGGGACCGTCTTTCAGCTATAGCTTATTTCCGAGCTGACGTAGAAGCTGAACTTAGAGTACAGGCCAATCCATTTGTGCAAGGAGCACTGTGGATGTGGTATTCCCCACTCGAAGATAAAGTCGACCCTTGGCGACAACACCTTTCTGAACACCTCCGATCTATTACTTCATATCCTGGATCCGAACTCAACCTCCAACATCCAACGCGATCCATCACACTCACCATCCCCTACACATCCGAAGACCAGATGTTGCCGACTATTGGTGACAACCATATGGGTAGATTGAATCTGAGCGTCCTAAGCCAGCTTGCTGGTGCTGATGACTCAATTGAGGCCTCCTTCTCCATCATTTGTAGACTTAAAAACATCAAGCTCTACGGAATGGCCCCAATCAACCCCACCTCTGCTTCTGTTCCGATTCGTGCTGTATCTCGCCATGAAGAACTTGAGCGTCCTCCCACCGGAGTGCGCGAAGGCGTAAAATACCACATTGAGTCGGGACCATTCCACACCGAAGCAGCAGAGGAGGAAGCGGCATCCAAGAAGGGTATTATTTCTAGTGTGTCTGACACCGTCTCGACGGTGGCAGATGTACTGTCTGATGTGCCCATTATTGGCGACATAGCGAAGCCAGTAAGCTGGATTTCGAAGGCCGTTTCAGGTGTTGCGTCCATTTTTGGGTTTTCCAAGCCCACGGACATGACCAAAAACACCGTTTTCTCCAACATCCCAGGTCGCGGATTCACACACGTTGAGGGCATTGACCAGTCGGTCAGTCTCTCAGCACTGCCAGACAACATGGTAGAGACACACACCACCTTTAGTGACCAAGACGAGATGTCCCTTGCTCATATCTTTGAGCGCGATTTCGTTGCTGGTCATGCAAGGTGGTCCACGGGTGATATATCCTCCACTGTTGTGGGCACACTACCTGTGTACCCATGTCCCCTTGCTTTTTCCACACAAGTCCTTGGAAATCGCTGCTACTTCCTGCCACCTTCCGGAGTAGTCGCATCCCTTTTCCAATATTGGCGAGGATGTCCAGTCCTCAATCTTAAATTTGCAAAGACCCAATTTCACCAAGGACGTTTATTAGTTCAATACACCCCTCCTACTAGTGGAGCTGGACACCACCCTATCAACCAAGTTTACACCACCATCATAGATCTCTCTACCGTGGACCACACTGGTGTGGTCATTGATTTCACGAGTGTAATTCGCAACAAGTGGCTGGAGCTTAACTCCACGGAACTTGAAAACGTTACCGCAGGTACCATCACAATCAGCGTGTTGAACGAACTCATTGCAGCAGACACAGTTGCCGACTTTGTCGACATCTATGCCTGGATGCACTGGAAGAACTTCGAAGTTGCTGAACCTGGTAGCGCTCTACGGATATACTCTGGGAACAACGATCATCCTGAGGTGACAGTTACACACCATACTGTTGATCTCCAAGCAGGAGACACCTCAGCGACTGTGGGGCCTGGTGTCATTGGCATGCTCAACAACTATCCACCCAGCTGGATCCATGCCGAGGACACCATTGAAGGCACCCCCATCACCATCAAGGACGGGACAAATATAACACACAATGGGAACTACAACACAGACACAGAACAGACAATCACTTTTTCTGAGCCCATAGGCACAGATAACACTACACTGTACTATTTCACCACCTCACCTCCCTCTGTGCCCGTCTATCACACAGCCTTACACCTCACTCCAGGCGAGTATCAGATCTCGCATCCATGTACCATCACAGGATACACCTGTGGCTTCGGTGGTTCCGTAGTCATAGTGTGGCATGATGGTCTGGACGCCTTCTATGCAGTAGGCGTGGAGGGCGAGGAAGACGTAGGTGCCGTCTTCTCTTCCATCCCTATAGACGTCACCTCTACCAAACCTTACATCTCCGTTGAGGGAGGGGATGTAATTCTCCATGCTCTCGCTGCCCAGAACGTGACAGCTTCACCGCGAGAGTACCACGTTGAGATGGAGACCCTCACACCTAACACCTTCATCGATTCCTCCAATCTCACATCCACTATGGGTGAAACCGTAGTGAGTCTTCGAGCTCTAACCAGGCGTTTTACGAAGACAGACACCTTTTCCTCAACTTGGGATGGCTATCCCATGCGTGGAGTTGGCTTCTTTGCAGATCAACAACAATCGCTAGCAGCCATTATCTCCTTCCTCTATCGCTTCCAGCGTGGAAGTTGGAGATACAAGTTCATTGCCACTGAAGGTAACCTTGTTGCCATCAGTGGACAGCGGACATCCACCGGGGGACCCCTTGACCAATTGGGGGCGATGCACATTCAAGATGTGCGTCTCAATCCAATTGTTGAGGTCTCCAAGCCATTCTACTCACCGACTGACCTGGTGGGGCTATCCACAAATAGTTTTGACAGGTCAGGCGTTCACCTCAGCTCCGTCGGCAATTCCACAGCAGCCGGCATCGTGTATGAGGCCACTGGCGATGACCACTCCTTCCACTTTCTAGTGGGTGCGCCAGTAGTTTTCCTCAATCACGAAACATAAGGGGTCACATTGGACCGTGACCACGCATCATTTAATAAGATTTTTTTTTATTACCTATGTGACCCCTTCAGGGTCCATAGTATATTTTTTTTATATAGATTTGATGCTATAGAGCAATAAGTCCCTAGAATTAAAAGCACTAGACCATAATAACATCCCCCATTTGTATTACTTTAATTGGCGAATA